GGGTCCGAGGAGGTGTGGTTGTTGTCGAGAGATTGGTCACAATCGGCGGAGTTGCCCTCGGGTTCTGGGGCCGCACCAGCTTCGCATGCGTGGGGTGGTCTAAAAATAGGGCTCGTAATGCACGTCTGGAAGAGCTTGAGGATAACATCACCCTCGCTCAGATCCAGAGGCAGCTCCTAGAGTAGACGATAAATATCCTGTAATACAGTAAACTTTTTCTCCGTATAATACAAAATGTCTCCAGTACTCGTATCTGTGGACAAGGCAGGTGATCTCAAGCTGGGACGCAAGAAGTGCCGTCTCCACAAGAAGGCTGAAGTAGTGAAGGTTGCCAAGAAATATGGTATTGTTCAAGCTGAAAAACTCACAATTAAAGAGATGTGTGATGGCCTTAAGATACGTGCCAAGAACACCCCCCTTGCGAGGGATCTACTCCGCCATGCTGCCAAAAGGGGTGTTCGCACTGATAACTTACATCTGTACAATAACGTTCCCATAGCCAAGTGGTATAAGGGTCTTGAGAAGCGTGCTGCCGCCAAGAAGAAGGTAGTTACACCATCTATGAAGGTTGCTCTAAAAAAGAAGGCGGTCACCAATTTCATGAAAGGTATGGTTACAACAAATTCAAACATCAAAAAACTCCGGGAACTTAACGAAAAGCCTTCCAAGAAAGCTCAACCCCTCACCAAGGATGAGGCTATTAAGCGTATTATGGCGATGAAGGGTCTCCAAAGGAATGCCAAGATGAAGTTAGTAAGCCGCGTTGGTGTGGGAGCCAGGTCTCCTCGTCGCGTTGTCAAGGTGGCTCGTGAACTTTCTAGGTTAAATGCCCCTGGTTATCGCGTTGTCTTGTAAATTCCAGCTTCAATCAACATTTACATAAAAAAATGCACCTAAGTTAGAGGATCTTCATATGGAAAATCGTAAGAAGCTGATCGAACGTGGAGAAGTTTAATAGCCTAAGTTAGAGAATAGAGTAGTAAAAAAGTAAAGAATGGAGTCGGTTCAAAAACTGACCCACATTGAGCATGTTCTCAAGAGACCCGACTCTTATGTTGGTCCTGTAGATGCTGTTCGAGAACCATATTGGGTTCTGAATGGTGAAAAATTCAAACGGACTATAACTAAATATTCACCGGCTCTCTTGAAAATTTTTGATGAGATACTCGTTAATGCTATAGATAGAAACTCAATGCATCCTAAGCAAGTTTCTTCTATATCAGTTAATATTGATGACACGGTTGGAATGATCACTGTGGACAACAATGGACCTTTGGGAGGTCTTACTATTCGTAAAAATGAAAAGGAAGATGTATGGAATCCTGAACTTGTTTTTGGTCATCTTCTCACAAGTACCAACTATGACGACAACCAAAAGCGAGTTTGTGGGGGTAGAAATGGGTACGGAGCCAAATTATCAAATATCTACAGTAAATGGTTCTCTGTAATTATCAAGGATCCGGGTACCAAACAAGAATATCATCAAGAATGGTTTGATAATATGTCCACTTGTTATGTTCCAAAAATTAAAAAATTCAATGGTGCTACAGCCTCTGTATCAATTTCTTTCAAACCCGACTGGTCTAGGTTTGGAATGAAAGACATGGAAAATGGTATTTACAAAATTATGGAAAAACGTGTATGGGATGCCAACATCTGTACATCTCCCAATTGTAAGATCAAGTTCAATGGGGTGGCTCTCCCCAAACAAAACTTTGAAGCCTACGCAAAAATGCATGAAGGAATTGACAATGTGTGTTCAATGACCAGTGATCGTTGGTCTGTTTGTATCGGCCCATCTGAAGATGGTATGCAACAAGTATCTTTTGTAAATGGTATCTGCACAACAAAGGGTGGTACACATATTGATCATGTCGCAAATATTGTTTCCAATGCCATCATTGAGGACATGGCAAAAAAAATTAAACTCAAACCACAACAAGTTAAAAATACCTTCACAATCTTTGTTCGATCAATTCTGGAGAATCCTACTTTCTCAAGTCAGGTAAAATCTGAATGCACATCAAAGGTTCAGTCATTCGGAAGCAAATTTGAACTTCCCAAGACCTTTGTAAAAAATGTACTGAAAACCGGAATCGCAGATGAACTCACTGCACTCTCAAAATTCCGTGAAGCAAAAGAACTTTCAAAAACTGATGGTGGAGCTCGAAAGTCAAAAATCACTGGTATTCCCAAGCTTGATGACGCAAACAAAGCTGGGACAGCCCAATCTTCTAAGTGTACACTCATCGTGACAGAGGGTGACTCGGCAAAGACACTCGCTGTCGCTGGCCTCTCTGTTGTTGGAAGGGATCATTACGGCGTCTTTCCACTTCGGGGAAAGTGTAAGAATGTCCGAGATGCATCTGTGGCCCAGTTGACTGGAAATCAAGAGTTCAACGACCTAAAGAAAATATTGGGTCTCCAACAAGGAAAAGAATACAAAGATGTATCCGAGCTTCGGTATGGTCGTCTCATGATTATGACTGATGCTGATAACGATGGTTCGCATATTAAGGGTTTGATCCTAAATATGATTGACTACTTCTGGCCCAGTCTCCTCAAATTGGGGTTTGTTGTATCGATGGTCACACCTATTATTAAGGCTTCTAGAGGTAATCAAAGTAAATCCTTCTATACAGACTCTGCGTTTCGTACATGGTATGGAAATGGGCAAGCTGGTTGGCGTATCAAGTACTACAAGGGTTTGGGTACCTCAACTTCTGTGGAGGCTAGGGAGTACTTTAAGAAAATTGAAGATCTTACCGTCAAGTTTAATACAGATGTAATGTCTGATAAATCTATTACTTTGGCATTTGACAAGAAGAAGGCTGATGACCGTAAGACATGGCTTCTGGAAAGTACCGCCAAAGAAGCCAATGAACTTGAAATACCTTACGGTAACATTAAACAATTGGGGATTACCGACTTTATTCATAAGGACCTTGTGAACTTTAGCCTTGCTGACCTCAAGCGTTCCATCGCACACGTATGTGATGGTTTGAAACCTTCGCAGCGTAAGGTAATGTATTCATGTTTCCAGAAAAATCTTCGCAACGAAATGAAAGTTGCTCAACTTGCCGCCTTTGTGGCTGAAAAGTCTGCCTATCATCACGGTGAAGTATCCCTCGCTGATACAATTGTGAAATTGGCGAATGATTACACAGGATCTAACAATATCAATCTTCTCGAACCATGTGGTCAATTTGGAACACGGCTTTTGGGTGGTAAGGATGCTAGCCAGACGAGATATATCTTCACACGACTGACATCCGAGGCTCGTAAAATTTTCGATCCCAAGGATGATGCTATTCTTAATTATTTGGATGATGATGGTCGCTCTATTGAACCGGAGTTCTATATGCCTACTATACCCATGATCTTGGTCAATGGAAGTGAGGGTATTGGAACCGGATTTTCTTGTTATGTACCCCCGTTTAACCCAAAAGATATTCAGAACAATATCCTCAACTTCCTTGGTGGTAATCCTATCAAAAAGATGAAGCCTTGGTTTAGAGGTTTCAAGGGAAAAGTTTTTGAACAAGATGACGATTCATGGATGACACAAGGTGTATGGACTAGCATCGGAAGGACCGTTAAAGTGACCGAACTCCCCCCGGGGCGTTGGACCCAAGATTACAAAGAACACCTTGATACCCTCGTTGAAAAGAAAATCATAAGTGGTTTCACAAATAACAGTACAACTGAGAATGTGGATTTCCTGATACAAGACTACAATGGGAAAGATACCGTTAAGGATCTCAAACTTCAAAAGACCATTCGCACTACAAATATGCATCTCTTTCATCCATCCAAGGGTATTTGTAAGTATAATTCTGCAGAGGATATTCTATCAGACTTCATTGGACTTAGAACGGAATACTATAAAAAGAGGAAAGATCGCCTCATATGGGAAACCCAGCTACGATCTGATGTATGCAGCGAACGTGCGCGGTTTGTCAAAGAAGTTGTAAATGGTGAACTCATAGTATTTAAACGGAAGAAGCAGGATCTTGAGAAGGAATTGAGTGAAACTTTCCGCCAACTTGATGGATCGTATGATTATCTTTTGCACATCAAGACTATTGATTACACAGAAGAACGAGTGGAAGCTCTCCACAAAGAAGCTTTACAGGCCAGACAGGAACTAGAAAAATTGAAAAGGACGGACCACATTGACATGTGGATAACCGACATTAAAAATATATAGACATGTATTAAGATGCCCACTTCAAGTGGAGCCGCCGTGTCTCTGCATGCCATTGGCAAACAAGAGTCATACATACATAGTGAAAATCTAGATCAATCCATTTTTAATTACAACCCTAAGACACATTCTCATTTTACAAAGTTTCATAGAACTACAGTTGTCAACAAATCACCAACTTCTCCAACATGGCCATTCAATGAACGCATCAAAGTAACCTTCAATCCACAGAATATGGGTGACCTCCTTAGTAATATGTACATTATGATTAATCTTCCAGGTCTAACTAATGATAAAAATTATTCGGATCAAGTTGGTCGTCATCTTATCAAGTCCGTCACTATGCGTGTAGATGAAATAGAAGTTGAAAAGATTTTTGACGACTGGATGGTTATACATGATGAGTTATATTTAGAAGTATCAGAGAAGGTTGCCAATCGTTTCATTCTTAATCGAATGTTGGGTTTCGATACTTCATCTGCACAACGTGCTTATGCGTCATTAGATTCAGAAGTTATAATTCCTTTACCATTTTTCTTTTCACGTAAATATTCAAGTGATGAATATCTATCGAATGAACCAAATAGACCTTTCTTCCCCCTGTGCGCCGTTCATAAACAAAAAATAGAATTTGAATTTGAATTCCACCCACAAAACTTTTTTACAAACTCGGTTGATACAATTCAACTTGATAACTTCAAAATTATAACTGAAGAATTCACTATTGACCCAGTTGAACGTCTTTATCTGAAAAATAAAGAATATACGATGATTACAGATTTAGTCAAAAAACATCCAACTATCGAAACTCTACCAGGTGTGGATACTGTACAGACAAATCTTGTTCCAAATAGTCGTGTTAAATCTATTCATTGGTTTTTACGAAATAGTCGTTTTGAAGATACTTCTATCAGTGCATTACCAGAAGAGTTTGATACGTATAAAATTTACGTCAGAGAAATTGCATCAGGCACTGGTGTGAATCAGTTTACACTTAAAAATTTATCTTTCTTTACAGCCTTAACCCAGCGAGGTGTAACGACGTTTTCACGTGTTAATTTTTCAGATCCACCTACATTGACTGGAACTAATACAATAGATACAGTAGGTGATCCATTTTCAACCGAATATAACATTATCCCGTGGACCAATTTAACTGCAAGTACTGCAGATGGGTCCGAGATAATTACTGTGAAGATACCGGCCAACTCGTTCATAGAGAAGTTTACATTTGAATACTATACTACCGATTCTTCTAGAGTAATCTCTGGTAAACGTTACACAAACATTCCAGGATTTGATATTGTTAAAAACGATGAAAAAACCCCTATATTATTAACCACAAATCCTATTTCAGATTTTGTATCTGATACAGAAGATACATTTACACAATCTTATAGTATAACACTTGACACAAGTGTGTTTCGAGTTCCTGATGCAAACTTCTCCGATTATCACTATCTCCAGAATAGGTTTAACTTCTCTAAGAACCCCGATTTCGACGAGGCATTCAGCTTTTTTAATCCTGTCATGAAAAAAGCAAAATTTTTTATTCAAGGTGTTGATTTACCAAATATTTCAAGTACGACTGATGGGTACTACAAATACATGGTTCCATACCAAAAGAGATTATCAAGACCTGTGAGAAATATATATACGTATTCATTTTCGATTAACCCTATTAATGTAAATCCCTCGGGTAGTTTAGATTTCAGTGAAATTCAATCTGAGAAAACTAAGATAGAATTGAAATTGGACCCAGGACTCACTGATGTATACACCCTTTACATATATTATACCGGGTATCAAACTTTTAAATTCGATAAGGGTTTTATGTCACTCGTTTACTAAAGAGTGTATCTTTGTGTTTAGAGATGTAATCGATAATACGATTTTTTATACACCATTTGATGAAATTCAATTGAGCAATTGTTGTTTGGATTTCATGAGATGTACCAGGGATAGCATATGTAAACTTTTCTGAACGTGCAAAGGGGTCAAATAACTTCTTGCTGTAACCATCTAGACTGCTCTTATAGGCACAATGTACAGTGAAGAGACGTCCATTGGTAGTCGTGTAAGAAGTCTGGTGTTTCTTGGCATAATTGGTTATAAACCATTCGATATTTCTAAGTGAAATACCACTGGTTTTGTCTAGTATACTCATTAGGATTGTTTTATTCTTGTCGTCAGAATAGAACTCATTTACAGAAGATAGCAGAATATATGATTTACTCATCCCTTCTATAACATAGAATTGAAATCTATAAGCCCTTTATTTTCTGAACCGAATGACAGAACCGAAGATGAGTCATCAATCATTTCAACAGTGTCCCTCTTTTTAAACTGATTGAGATGGTGTTTACAATATCCGTTATATTTTCCAATCATATTGCATCTCGTACCATTTTTCTTCAAACCCCTACATGTATTATCTTCTTCATTGGGAGCATCGCGTAGAAGAAGTTTATATGGTACATGAGGGTAATTCATACTTATCACCCGTAAATAGTCACTGTACGAAATATGCAATTTCCTTATCGTTTCTTGATTTTGATTCTGTGCCCCGATAAACTCTTCACGCATTTGTTTGATTACAACCTTGTGTTCATCTTTTATACGACGCACATCATCGTTGTGAGATGATCTTTGTTTTTGTAATTCTTCTCGATGTTCCTCGTTCACTTTCTTGATGACATCTTTAACGTCTTGTTTATTAGATAAGAAGTTGTCTTTGTATTCCTCTTTTACCTTTTTCAGTTTTTCATTAAATTCTTCTCTAATCTTCTTAGTTTCCAGTAATAGTCTCTTTTTTACTTCTTCTTCGAAGAGAGCCTGTAACCTGTCCATCTTACCCTCCTATCAGTCGTAGTTTTTAAATAGATGATCAATTGATACTTTATCTTCTCTCGTGGTCTTGATACGTTGACGCAAATCTGCCACCTTTCCATCTGTCTCAAGGTTTAGTTTCTTACACTCTTCTATGAGTTGCTCCTTCTTCATACCACTCAATGCTGGTTCTCTCTTTTTAGGTGGAGGTTTATGCTGGGCGATCAACTCTCCGAATATTTCATTCTTGGGGTCTTTTACCAGTGGTTCTAACAAATCACAAATTGGATTCAAGAACTTGTTAGTAAAATAATGATGATAGTCTATTGGAATATTATTCTCTTCAATAAACACTGGATCTTCAGCCTTCTCATAAGCTTTTGCTCGTGGGTTATCCGTCTTTACAAGAATATAAGGAACCCGATCTCCACTCTGTGGCTCGGACCCTGGTTTTCTTTCTCGCATCTTATCTCTCACTTTTACATGAGATAGGTTATTGTTTTTGTATGAATCACCAAGCTGCTGAGACAGTACAAGTTTTTCATTGGATACATCACCTTCAAGAAGATTAATCGCCCTCTCGAGAGCTAACTGTTTAGCTGGTTCCGGATCACTACTCTCCATTACAACATCGAGCAAATCCTTACAAACTTCTCTCACAAATTTTGTGTTATCTCTACGAACAACTTGGAGACCCTTAATATCAATATAGTCCATGTTCATATTACCATCTTTCCCCTTGGTCCACAATTTAGCCGCGTATCGCTTCTTACTGTAAAGGAAGTATGGGTGATACACCTTTTCCAACTCAAGGTTATTTGGTTTTTTGAAGAGTGCACTACACTCGTCAGCTGCACGTTCACCAATTTCCCAACTATACTCGATAGCTTCTACACCAGTTCTTCCACCTACATCAAATTCTACCATAACAGAATCTGTGTCACCATAACGCACCTTTGCACCGGGGAAGTTTTTCTCGACGTAATTCTTTGTTTCTTCAATCATACTTCTTCCCTTGTATGTGGTTGTGGAAGCGATTGGTACACATGGTAAAATACCTTTACCCGCACCAGTAAAACCATATATCGAGTTCATTGAGATTTTATACGCCAACTGTTTACCATTGTAGATTTCCTTCATAAATCCCGTGGCTGCAGCCATGTCCCTCTTGGCCTGTTTACGGAATTCCTTAAGCTCTGAAAGAATTGCTGGTAAAAGACTAGGTACATCTTGTGCAAACTTGTATGTACGTCCGTTTAGTTCGAACTTTTCGTATGTAATACCTTCGATATTTCCATACCTCTTTTCATCCATTACAAAAGTTGAGTAGCATAAATTATGTGCCATCATGATACTAGGATACAGTGCTTCAAAATCAAGTGCAGTGATAGGTGTGTAATATGCACCACCTTGTGCTTCCAAAACAGTGGCACCTTCATAGGGTTCAGGAGGCAAAGCACCGTAACGAATAGTGGGAACCATAAATCCAAGCTCCCGAGCTTTCTTTGTAAGCTGACTGAATACCTTAATCTGTTGCCCACGTTCAACCAAGAATGATATTGGTACCCACGTGGCTTTAGCCATCTCCAACAAATTTAGAAGTATACAAAGTCTCTTAGTAAGTCTATGAGGAAGAAGTGTATCCTTAATACAATATTCAGCAACTTCTCGAAGCTTGACTGGATCTCCTTCTGCAAATCGAGCAAACATCTCACGAGGAGGCATATCGATCTTTTGATCACCGAGGTATAGTTTAGATACGTTGTTTAGTTTGTAACTATCAAGTTTGTATCCTTTTTTAACTTCATGGAAGAGATCAAAAATAAAACGACCAGGCATAGGAAGAAGCTTAAGCATGTTGTCACCCAGAGCACTCGAAGAAAGACGCTTGTATACCATTCCCGAACCATTTGTCTTTTGCTTTGGTCCCTGATAGGTTTCGTATTCCTTCAATTTTCCTAGATTGAAGAAGGAATCCGAGCATTTGTTCTTAATAGCACGTTTATATATATATTCAAGATCGAAACCAAATATATTCCAACCGGTCATAACATCAATATCTTCCTTAATCATGTAAGTTCTGAACGCTTCCAACATTTCTCGTTCAGTGTCGTAACTATAAATGTTACAACCTTCGAGATTAGGATCGGTCTTTTTAAAACAAAAGCATGTTTTATCATATGATTCATCAGATCCCATCTTACAGAGAGACAGTGCAATTTGAAAACAGGCATCACCATCAATGTCGGCATCAGGAAACTTACCTGTAGAACTGTTAGACTCGATATCGATAGATGCTACTACAAATGGTGCCACGTCATCTCTTTTAACAGGCTTCAGGGTTTCCCAGTCATTACAGAAAAGATCAATGTCAACGTGAGCCAAATCAGAATATACGCAATCACTACCAGTATCAAGCCACCCAGTTGATTGAATTCCCGTTCTATGCATCATTCGAAGAATAGGATCCAAATTTGATTCATAGACCCTCAGGGGAAATGGACCATTAGAAAGAATCATTGGTTTCTTCAAAAAATAATCAGTCTTCCTTCGTAGTGCCAAGTTTGAAAACGTGACTCGCATAAATAAAAATTTTTGATTATTTTGAAACCCCCAGATGTCCTTTGATTCTACAACATTGTATCCAGTGCAACTATCTTTTATCTTCGCATAAATCTCCTTTGCGTACTTGATCTCAGGTAACTTAATATACAAGTAAGGTTCGAATGCAGTGGTTACACAGACGGATTTTCCGTCTTCTGTCTTACCAAAAATACTTATTAAGTGTTCACCTACGGGACCATCGTCATCTCCAGGGACCTCTTCGTCTCGTGCTTCCCATGTGAGTGCTTGAAAAACTACCATCTTCCTTATGTATAACTGGAGCTAAAATTTTAATATACTTTATTAGTAAATGTCAGCTGCTTTGATTGACCTCGTGTCCAAGGGTGCCCAGGATGTATACATCACTGGTCAGCCTGAAGTAAGTTTTTTTCGCCAAAATTATAAGCGTCACACAAATTTTTCTATTAAGCCTGAGCGTATTGACTACATCGGTAGTTTCACATCGGGTGCCGAAGTCAGTATTCCCATCAAGTCGAAGGGTGACCTTCTGAGCTATGTGTGGATCGAAGCTCCAGGTATCTCTGCGACAGGTGCTAACACCACTGGTCTGTTTTCCAGTGATTCCAGTCCCACCGAGTTCCTTCTTTACATCGGTGGTCAACAAGTGTGCCGCCTTGATTCTTTATATGTTCAGGGTGTCCACAATGTTCTTTATAATGAAACTCAGGCTCGTGCTTCTTCTACTGTATCCACAGCTGAAATGAAAGATAATGCGAAGAACAATGCCGGCACCGCCGACAGTTTTGTGATTCCTTTCTTCTTCAGCCAGGATTGGACAAAATCTCTTCCTTTAGTGGCTATGCAATATCATGATGTGGAGATTCGTATCAAGTGCCGTGATGGTACCTTTTCTTCTAGTCCCAAGGCCTACGCTATGTATGCCTATCTCGACACTGAAGAGCGTAAATTTTTTACTGATAAGGAGCATGAGATCCTAATCACCCAAACCCAGTATCAGATGGTTGATTCTGCTGCATCGGACATTGATCTGACTTATTTCAATCACCCCACCAGTGCTCTTCACCTTGTGTCTGCCAACGTTGGTTCCGCTTGGGATGCGGCGTACACTTTCGATGATGCCACTCTTTACATTAATGGTACACCCCTCTCTGAGGATATGTCCAGTCATTATCATCACAGCGTTGTCCCTAAGATGCATTGCCAGAACCTCCCGGACAATCTTCTTGAGACAGCCCCCGTTTACACATGGCCTTTCTGCCTCAACATCGGTAAGTCCCAACCCAGTGGTTCCCTTAACTTCAGCCGCATAGATACTGCCAAGGTTGCACTTCGCAATGTTTCCGGTGGTAATGCGACCCAGCGTATGTATGCCGTTAACTTTAACGTACTCCGCGTCAAGGATGGTCTTGCAGGTGTTGCATTTGGTAACTAAATTACAGCCTAAGTCATAACATCCCATATGTATTGCATATTTTCCAACATGGTAAAGAAAGCCTCAGCTTCTAAATCTGTCAGTAAGGTCCGGTCCGGGGTGACCAACCTTGTTCTACAGATTCAAAAGGTGACTAAAAAATCGAGGGAACGAAAAAATGAAATCAAACAACAAAAAGAAAAGCTCTTGGAAAAGGAGAAAAATTGTATTTTTTTAAGAACAAGATGGCTATCGACTAAACACGATCTAGACCGATCCAATAAATGTATTTTTGAACTTAAAAAACAAATTACAGATATGACGTCTACCAAAGCAGATGTAAAATTACGTGTACAAAATAATGTGCTCGTAGATAACATTCAAAAAAGAAATGAGAAAACTATAAAAAATGCTATAAGTAATGCACGGAAACATAAAACAGATCCTCATCGGATGCGACAACGCACCAAAACTCTACTCAAAAAGTCTTTTCACAAAAAAGATATCACCAATTGGGAATTAGTGTTGAAGCTCTACAGTTGTCCCACTAAGAGTATGCGTAAACTTATTATGAAGAAGTAGTTTTTGTTTTTAATAATCGATTAAGACGTTCCTTCTCTCGTCTCATAAATATAGTACGTTCTATAATCTCTCCCTGTAACTTAAACTTACCTGCTTGTCTCATCCATACTGTTTGTTCTACACGAAGCATATCTACACAAGACATTTTCACATCTGGTGAATTACTGTGATGAATAGCAAGTACCATAGCATCTTTACGCGTCTCTTTTGGTAACGTATTCACCTCACTACACACAACTACATGTGCACCAGAAAACCCGGAAACATGCATCCACCAATATTTTGGAGCACTCATTAGTGTGAGTTCGTCATTTTCTTTTGCATTTTCACCTACTCGTATGACAGTGTCATCGAGTGAAGTATATTCGAGCATGAATATACATAATATTATTTCCTTATCTCACATTAATATGCACGTCGTATTACAACCAAGTCCCTCTGTAACACATAGATACAGAGTAACTTTACCTAATAAAAGATCCATTGATTTCGGTGAAAGGGGGGTACAATATTACCCAGATCACGGAAACGCAAGGATCATGCGTGCACAACTTCTTAGGAAAGGGGCAGTCATTCCTAAGGAGCTGCGAATAGAGAGGGATCCGGGTGAGATTCATAGAGGTATGATGAAAATTAACGAATCAACAAAAGAAGATTGGGAAGATTTCTTCCGGGTAGAATATTGGGAAAGGTGGATACTACATACTCACACTAGTGTAAACAAAGCCAAATTATCAATGGTGATGAGTCACGGAATACTTTTCATGCCTAGAGCTGAAGATTTATGGTTTTGTAAAGATGAACTTACATCCCTGTAGATCCAAATCCACCTGAACCACGTAAAGTCTCTTCAAGGAGACCAATTTCCTTAATAATAGGTGTATCACACCTTTCCAAAATAAGTTGAGCGATACGATCACCCTTCTTGATTTCAAAGTCTTCCGTACCATGATTGAATAGGACGACCTTTACTTCACCAGTGTAATCAGGATCAATAACACCTGCACCGACATTGATACAGTGCTTCACAGCTAGACCGGAACGTGGGGCTACACGTCCATATAGACCATCAGGAATAGACAACGCGATACCAGTACTTACTAAAGCTCGCCCCGCCTGGCACGGTACAGTCGCATCTTCGGAGCTATATAAATCGTATCCCACAGAACCATCAGAACCACGAGTAGGCAAACGAGCATTATATCGAAGCTTCTTAACTCCCAGAGGCATCTAGTTTATTATCGGGTGTTTCCCTTAAGCTTATTGTTGATCCTCTAGGTGATATACCCCTTCTTCTACGTTCTTTAAAAACAATCTTCAAACATACATACGGTAAAGTGTATAATATAGCACCCACCCCGACTATGTACAATAACATGTTATATATATAGATATTTACTTACGATACTTGTCTTTCTCGTCTTCGGGAAGATCTCGCCACATCTGACCCATCTTCTTTCCGATGGCACCGAAACCAATTCCGGGATTCTCCTTAACAACAGTTTCACGGACATCTTTACAAAACAAGACATACGGACCCGGCTTACGTTTGACCTTTGGCTTTTCTTCGTCGTTTGCACCACCCCGAAGCCTTAGAACAAGGTGTAGAGTAGACTCCTTTTGAACGTTGTAATCAGCGAGGGTACGTCCATCTTCAAGCTGTTTACCAGCAAAAATAAGTCGTTGCTGATCGGGTGGAATGCCTTCCTTATCTTGAATCTTGGCTTTGATGTTATCGATTGTGTCTGACGACTCAACCTCGAGGGTGATAGTTTTTCCAGTAAGGGTTTTCACAAAGATTTGCATACTACTAGTATATTACATTTATTTCTTAAAGTAGTTTGGTTATATCTCTTCAAATCTTTCTCTTGCTTCTTCCAACCAAAGTATCTTCTTCTCTATAACTTCTCGATATCTCGATCTAAAATCATTTTCGATTTCGATATATGTTCTACAGAGTTTTGTGAGAAGCTTTGGTTCGAAATATTGTTCACCTTCCTCTGGATCCACATTGTAGATACGACAATAGTGTCTCAGCACACGTTTTTTTAGAGGCTTTGATATACGACGTATTGATTTATAATTCACCAATTCATTTTCTAAATAATGTATCTGACTGTATATGAAATCTATATCAAATTCTAAAGCGACATCCAGGTAATGATTATAGAAGTAGCTTACAATACCATCGTTTCCACTGGGAGGTAAAATTCGAAAGTTTTCGTAATCAAAAAAACTTTCAGGATCAGATCTTTGATTGTAAGCTGCTTTTAAATAATTACAAATCTCGAGATAGTCTCCTTCTGGTATGAGGGATGAATTTTGATCTATCACCCGCATAGCTTTCAGCAAGTTTTCCATTACTTTTAGTTATTTTAATTTGTCTAAGTATCTTAACGGATGTACAACAAGAACAACGTCCAGAGAGGTATAGTACATATTGGATATGGAAACTTTCATCGAGCACATCAGGCTATGTATATAGATGAATACATGGAAAAGACAGGAGATCTTCGGTGGGGTATCGTCGCAGTCAACCTGATGAATGAAGGCTTTAGGGATATACATGATTATATCGTAAAGACGCCTTCAACCTACAAGCTAGTTAGGTCGCATCTTGATTATGTAGATTGGACCAAAAATAGGATTGTAGCTAAACATATGCTTACGTTACCAAGTGTTCATTTGATAACAATAACAGTTACAGAAAGTGGATATAGACCCGGTTCCCCCCTTTTTGAATATTTAGCTTGCGGTCTTAGAAACAGAAAAACACCTATAACTATAATGTGTTGTGATAATATACGTCAAAATGGGTTAGTTCTCAAAACACATTTTTTAGCCTATCTTTATCATACTAATCAATACGAACTTGCTGAATGGATAAGAGAAAATGTAAAATTTCCTTCGTGCATGGTCGATCGAATTACACCTCGACCATCAGAAAAAATGAAAAGAGAAGTGGAAAGGATTTTTCCAGGTTATGGACACAACTCGATTCAAACAGAAGAATTCACACAATGGGTCATAGAAGATAAGTTTGCATCTGAATTCCCGGATTTAACACAAGTTGGTGTTACGATAACTGAAAATATAGAACCTTACGAAGAAACTAAAATAAGGATTTTAAATGGTGGTCATACCTCTTTAGCATATTTGGGTGTTTTATCTGGATACAATACATTCGATGAAGTAATGAATGACAAGGATCATAGAGAACATTTTAGAAATTTACAAATGGAAGAAATTGTTCCATCTATCGAACATGATTTACCATTTGATATCTACGAATATGTAGATACAATCGAAAAACGTTTTACAAGTTCAACTAATATGGACGACTTAGAACGCATTTGTATGGATGGTTTCACTAAATTTAATACCTTTATTGTACCATCTATCCGTACATGCTTAGAAAAAAATAAACGACCAATACACATTTACAAAAGCATAGCTGCGTGGTATATATATGCTCGTAAATTTGCAAGAGGGTGTAGCAAAATAAAATATACTGAACCTAATTGGATATTACTCGAACCTCTATTAAAAGATGGGGCGATAGATAGTTTTGTATCAAACGAAAGGTTATGGGGTGATATTCCAAAAAATCATATTACATTTACAAGAGATTTGAAAACTATTCTATTGTCACACACTTATGAAAAGGAAATTGATCTCATTGGTGAATAAATTTAATCTATCTCCATTGGGACTGAAAACTGAAAATTCCTAATCTCCGTCATAAGATTATGCCATGATTCATTATCCTCGACAGGTTGATGCATCCCAACGGGATAACTAGATGTATCACCACTTGGCCAATTCACATCAACCCACCACCCAGTTTCATCTTGCTGAACTTGAGTAGAAACTGATCCAGTGGATGTAACCAGTCTATCGTATATATGTTGAGGCATATGCTCAACAACCGTTTCCAAAGGAATTTGTGGTACAGTGTTGAAAGTATATTCCGGGTGTTCCACTTCGTCAGTCTCACTCCATTCTGCATCCAATGCATCAACGAATTCGCGAAGTGATTGTTGTTCGACTTCACTTGCAGGAACATACGGTCGAGGGTATGCAGACATTGTCATTGGTTCATTCTGATCAAGTAAAAATGATGGTGGTATTACTTGATCACGGATTTCAGCGATTGTATTGGCAAACTCTAGATAGTCCCCTTCCGGGATATTTTCTGAGTTCTTGTCCAACAGCTCCATGATTTTGTGAAAGCGATCCATGTTTGAAAGTTGATTGTTCAGTTTTCCTACGTCGACTTAGGTTTCCATATTTTGTTCTATTTACAAACAAAAGACGTTCGAATGTGAAAATATCAAAATATTCGACGAAATGATGATCCAATAACGCTTCGATCGGTATCCACGCGTATCTTAATATGAAGTCTATATCAAGTGGTTCTAAATCAGGGAAACGTTTTGATACGTAATTAAAACGCTCTTGAACCATGGATATACAATTAAGCAAAACGTGTATATAGTTTTCATCGCATACCTCTTCTAATATACCTTGAAAAACGTCTTCACAGTTCTCTCTATTCCATTTCTTTTTCAACCGTATCATACCATTGAAACATAATGATTTTCTACACATAGGGCATGACGAATTACCTTTATATAACCACGTTTTTGTACAGGAATGACAAAATACATGACCACATTTAAATTGACATCTAGCAGTCGGTTCGTAACAAACTGGACATTCCATTACATGTGTTCTAAATTACATTGACTAAGGTCTCTAAATGAATCTGTTTTTCCTTTTATTCGCTTCTCAATGGACTTAAACTCGTCATAAAGATCATCCACATTAATCATTATATTATCGTGATTGCGTTTTATTTTTGTAGTGAATATATACAAAAGTTCCAAATCATCATCGCTAGTTTGAAGAACTCCTCTTTTATTCACAAAATGCATCAAACTTTTACATCTTGTGTATAAATAATCCAGTTGTTCCTTTTTCATTTCCGAGTAGTCCTTTTCTAATTCAATGTAACGTTTTTCTCCACATTCATTAACAGTTTGGATTATTTTATGCTTTGAAAGTTTATCTAACAATGATGACTGCTCACCATGTTTCGAGGTAAAGACATCGATGAGCGAACGTATGAGATTGAGGGGCATTTTTTTGGTGTGGGTGGTGGTTCAACAGGAACCGTACAATAAAGAACTTCTTCCCAGATTTTACGTTGAACGTCTGGACAGAGAGGTGCAGTAGCTTGAAGGAAAGCAAATCTGAGTTCGTCAGATGCCAAACCGGGAATACCAAGTGGTTTACCCGAATGAACAAATGTATAACTAAGTGGAATAACGTATTCAGTCATTTAATCTGACTTAGATCTGGATAACAGGTTACCTAGGTAAGATTTTTTTGGTTTTTCTTCCGGTTCTTCCGGTTCTTCGATGTATGCACGTTGAAGTCGTAGAAGTTCGAGTTCAATGTCAAGGAATACCCTAAAAGGTGCATTCCATAAAGCAGATTTAACCCATCCCAGTACATTCGAAATGTATTGTGGACCCATGTCACGGGCCGTATTAAACATTGCTACGATAAGCATTATACTTAATAATCATTTTCCTTTTTAATTACGTTGTATTTCTTCTCGGATGTATCATAAGTCTCGATACTATCTTTGATCATCATATCTCGTATCATATCATAGAGAACAGCTGTCAAGGCCAACTTGTAAGACAAGAATCCAACGAGTGTCGCTCCATAATCAAAGTCAAAACTAAAAGGAGCATTATTCCATGACGTCTCAAAAATAGCAAGACCTATGGGAGCTAAAAACTGTTTCTGGAATGGTGAATTTTCAATATTGTCTACATGGTCTTCGAGGAGAGAAATATAAGTATACGAACTAAAAGTTCCTAGAACTGCTGAAAGTCCTTCTGTAGATCCCTGTGTAATGAAATAAGATGTTGCAATAGCAGACCCATAACCAAATGTTGTGTTCTTCAGTTTTGTTTTGAGTTTTTTATACTCGGTATGACTGGAAAAACAAATAGGTTTAACGTTTGCAATAGCGAGGGTCATCTTATTTAATATGTTTCCTGGTCTTTATAAGATTTAACTCTCGACATAAATCAACCCAAACTATAGCACTTAAAAATGAGTTGAATGTAATAACAAACTTCGCTATCGGAGGGATCATAATATAATATCAATCAATAATAATATTCCATTCGACTGTTCATATTGTTCGGGTAAATTAACCCACCAAACAAATCCTAAGCACTTAAAGATTTGACCCCTACATATATTAGTAGTTCTTTAGGCTCAAGCCCCGACGTCGGGGGTCGTTGATGGGATAGTGTCATGGGTTCTACTATAAAGCTAAGATGCCCGAGTGGTCTAAGGGGGCGGACTTAAGACCCGCTGACGCAAGTCTCGTGGGTTCAAACCCCACTCTTAGCATTATTCCTTTGTAGCTCAGTTGGTAGAGCGACAGGCTGTTAACCTGTAGGTCATCGGTTCAAA